GTTCTATATCATAGTGTTTTTCCATATGCCTATCATCTATCATAAAAATAATATATTTTACTTTTCTTTTACGCATATCTTGAAGCCATTCTGCCCAATATACTGTTTCTCCCCCTATATCTGCTGTTTTAATTGTATGAGCATCTCCTTCAAATTTAATATATTTTCTTGATGCCCTTTCTCTACCTACTGTCCTATCTTTTATTTCAGGTACTTCCCCTCTTGTTCTTAATTGATGATGCAATGTGGTTTTTCCTACTCTACTAGCACCATAAACTCCAAATGCGTGGGGATTTATTTTTTTCCATAATAACCCGATTTGTTCGGCTACTATAATCACAAATCCTGTCATCATGGACATTAAAAATCACCATAAGCCATACCACATTTCCCAAAAACCATTCCATGCCATTGAATATAAATCAATTCCACCAATTGTGGATAAAGCATGACCAACAAGGAACCCTCCAACAGTGGAAGTTACTCCCCATATGAAAAATCTTGCACGAATAAACCAAATATCAGCAGAATGTGCTCTTTGTAAATCATAGGCCAAGGTTTGTTCATCAAACCCCATTAATAGTTCTGTTACCATTTACCTCACTACTGCTCTATTTCTGCTAAGAAAGATGGCGTAGAAGGAATAGGTGGTTGAGGAACATACATATTGTTTGGCTGAATATTCATTTGTTGGTTGAAATTTGCTCGATAAGTGTTCATTGTCTCTCTAGCCTTCATTCGCTGTTGTTCTTCCTTTTGTCTTTTAGCCCAATATGCTGCAATTCTTCTATCTAATAGTATCATCTCAATCTTATCATTTAATACTAAATCAAACAATGCTTTCATTACTAATATTCCACCAATAGTCATTAAAGCAAATATAGTGGCATGAGAATAAGCATTAAATGCTAATAAATGCCCATATTGGGCATAAAAATATACATTCACTCCACTCATTGTTCCAATGAACAATATGGTCATCACTAATCGGGTATCTTTTTCTAAACTTGGCATATTATAACCTCAAGCATAGTTAATTGTAACAAATCCAGAACCTGCTGTAATTTGCATATATAGGCCATTTGCTGCTATTGCCCCATGCATATCATATTCCATGTTTACTGCATCGCCCTTTAAGTTTAGTCTAACTATTTCTTTTTTACCAGAAACAGATGTACTATCGCTATCCCATAACTTAAAGGTAAATAACGCATTGCCTACAGCACTAGAATGAATACTAATTACTTTCGTTCTACTTGTACTAACTACACTTGATGCCGTTAAGACACCGCTTGTATTACAACCCATATTACAACCTCCTACGCTCAACCCCCAATTAGGGTATCACTATATCAATCCTCGGTTTTCTTTTTGGGCTTTGAATCTAATTTAGGAATCTTTATTTTCGTTGGATATAATTTATCAATGACTTCTTGATAACTGCCCTCAACCCTAAATTCTTTCTTTAAAATCTCTAATTGTGGTTCAGTTAATCCTAAAATTGAATCTTTATCCTTTTTAGTAAATGTAATTTCCATTTCAGCATTACCAATAAAATGAACCGCTATGTTAAGTGGAACCTTTGTTTTTTCTTGGGCTGTAAATGAATAGTCTGTACCTGCCCTTCTTAATATAAGAGGCCCGTGAACCCTATGCTTCTTTAGTTTAATCAAACTCATAATATCATCTCCTTAGAAAAGTGACCCAATGCCCCCAATTAAGGAGACATTGAGCCACAATTTTGCGTAATTAAAGGTTTCCCCAAACCCTAACTCTAACAGAGCCACCATTAGCGTCATTAGCCAAAGTAGCGTTAGTACCATCTAATGAGGTAAACATAAGAGCAAAAGACTTTCCACTCTCATAAGCACCTGTAGCACTAATTTCTACTGAAGCCAACACACCATTAGCGTTATCTACACCTGTAATAGTCACACAATGAATGGTTGATAGTCCCAAAGCGGTCGCAGGAATTACTGAACCTGCGGCCACAATGGAAGTTACATCTATCAACGCATCCACAACATATTCATCACCTACAACCTTTGGAGCAGTTACGCCCTTATGGTCAGCAAGTGTTGTTACTGTATATGCTAATGCCATCTAAAACACCTATGCGCTCGTTATGTTGGTTAGTTTACCCTGTCCCTTAAAGAAGGAACAACCAGTTTCACCGATTGTTCGGTACATACCCTGATTCCCTAGAGTACCTACACCGAATGGGTTTCCGTTGCTAATACCATCCTCAAAGTATTGGGTTGGCTTCATAACACTCATCCAAACATGGTCAGTATCAAGCATTAATATGTCGCTTAGTTTACTGGAACCGTTGCCTGTTGCGGGCATATCCTTAGCAGGGATTAATGGTATATCAAAGTATGTTGCGACCCTAAAGCCAGTTTCCCTACCCTTTAGTCCTCTTAGACCATTGTGGCTTGGAACAACTTCTTTTCTATCCATGAATCTCTCTTGGCTTTGTAATAAGTCACCAATAGCCTGAATAGTATCATATCCAGTCATCATAACCTTTGGACTACCGCCGTTCTGCCTAACCTTTCTAATTAAGTCATTTAACAGTGTTAGCGATAGTGGCCTTGCATCTCCAGCCGCATATCCAGAACCAAAATCAACTTCAGCATCTAAGAATGATGTTGCCGCTGTTGCTACATTTGAACTGATGGTTGGTGCGCGTAGAGTAGTTCCATAAATTGATGAAACATCTGTTACAACTGCGGAGTTATCTCCATTGTTTGCGCCAGTAGTCAACAAGTTAGCGTTATACATTGCAGCAATTTCAGCCGATGAAGAAACTACCTTGTTTAATGAAGTATAGTTCCTTTCAATGTTAGTAGAAGTACCGTCATCATACGATTCTAGGGGCATTACTAGCATCTTGCTTTGTGCTTCTGCGTGTTGTTTCCCCATATCTTCGCGGATTAACTGCCTTAAGTCACCAACGCCATCATCAATCTTTGCTAACTCCATTCCTAATTCTGAGAACTCAAACAAGTGAGCAACCGTCTTTGGACTGGTGTATAGTTTTGCATACTGTGGTGCAATTGGTGGAATATTGTTTCCAGTACCTAGAGATGCGTTTTCAGGCACACCACCAATACTGTCTGCTCTTGGAGTAGCGGAGCCAGTCGCACCTGTTCCAGTCGAAAACTGGAATCCAGAGCCACCTTCTGCCCTTTCCTTTAAAACCCTCCAACCACTTGTTGTATATGGCCTCTTAGCAATAATTGCTAATGGATTTATTTCTTGGTTTAACATTGACCAAACTTTCTGTCCATAAAGGACGTTGTATAGGTCGCCTAATCCGCTTGCCGCACTAAAGGGGTTTGTTGCAGAGTCGTGAGGGGTTCCAAAACCACCCACTACACCTGCACTCTTCAATAGAGAATTACCCGCAGGGCCGCGTACTCCGTATGTTTGCGCTTCTAAGTCTTTCATTGTGTTAATATATTTCGTCATTTTATTCACTCCCCATACTTCGCCGCAAGGTTATGTATGTCGCCCCACGACATTTCAGCCAAATTACCGGCCAATTCTTCTGGAATTTCTACTTGTTGTGCCTTAATGATAGAATCATTTTGTTCTGATAGACTCTTTCTTAGTTCTGCAAATTCTTCTCTTAGTGTCGAAACTTCTGTCTTAGCGTCATATGATGCTCTATCAACAGATTCCTTTCTAACAGAGTTTTCGTTTGTAAATCTTTCAGCAAATGTCTTCTGTAGTTTCTCATAAGCAATCTTTTCAAGTTCTTCTGCCTTGTATTGCTCATAAGCCTTTTCTACATTTTCTACGCTTAAGTCAAGAGTTGCGAATTCAGCATTGTCCCATCCTTTTGCTAATGGCCCCGCCGCTGATTTTTGGTCATGGCCCTTTCCGGCTTCTCCTGTGCCTCCACCGACATTTGAAGATGATTTACCACCTGCATATCCGGTTTCAACAGAATCACCGCTTACTAGAGAAGTGGCCTTCATTTCTTCATCCATAACCTCTTCTTCAGTAAATCCATTACCTTCGCCTTCTGTGTCCATATACTCAGACTTTGTTTCATCTTCTGTATCAGAATCATCGTCCTTTAATATGGCCGTTTCAGGCTCCGTCATCTCATTGACTTGCTTCATTAAGTCATTAAGTTCTTCTAGTGCTTTCTCCAATCTTTCTGTCATTTTGTTTCCCTCTTTTTCTTCTTTTAATATATCAAACTTTGCTTCCGGGTTAATACCTTTTTCACAAATTGTGACTTCGTGTAATTCCAACTTATCTATTTCGTTATATTCACCGAATTCTTTGTTGGTTCTCTTATGTTTTGATAATGCTTGACCACCAATACTAAATGAGCGTAATGTTCCTTTTCTAACATTTCTAGCAATTTCTTTTGCCTTTTCTATATCATCTCTCATTTTTATTACTACATAAAATCCTACATCATCTACTGCTGTCTTATGTAATACTCCATTTGTATCTCTATGTTTATCTATTACTTCTCCTACTTGAACATTTGAATGGTTAGACATTACGTTTCTATATTTATTGTCCTTCATAAATTTTAATACGGCTTCATTAAGTGCTTCTAAGGTTATTAAATCATTTTGCTTATCTACCATTTCTATTGAAGCATATCCACCTATAATTAAATCATCAGACTTTAGTATATTAAAATTAGTTTCTTCTGTTGCCTTTAGAAGTAATGTTGCTTCGGACACGCTACCCTCACCCTCTTATACTATTTAACCTCGGCGTTCTCCCCACCTTCTAAGGTTAAATTTTTATACCTATCTTCAGTAATATCCCATATCCCTTTATCTTCATCATCTTGAAGCATTTGTTGTTTATATCCTGTCCAAACTATCCACTTATCTTCACCATCAAGAGGAACTACTCTAAAATGCATTCTAGTTTCAAACTTCTCTCCTAATAATTTATATTCATGATAACCGTCTTTTTGCACACCCAACACAATTTTTCCTTTGTCTAAAGTTTTATGGGGGTCTATTGATTCAGATACTTGAGCAGGATATTTACCTGCTTTACCGAATAAATTGAACACATCTTCTTCATTCTCAATGTCTATTAACCAAGCAAGTTTTTCCTTCTTAACCTCAATTACTAAATTCAAATTTTTATCCTTTCTTAAGTAGACAGTAAATTCTCCTTCATTTTTGCTCCATTTTTCAGAAGGGGGTTCATCAATGTCCTTCATTAAAAAGTCTGGAGAATGATACCATTTGTTAGTAGGTACATATTTAATGCCATCGAAAAATCTTAGGCGTTGAGTTAATTCTCGTATGTTATTATTCCATGCTTCTTTGTATTCTTCCGGATATTCTTTTTCAACAAACTCTTTAATATCATCAGATGTTGCCGGTCTTCTAGCACTAGAATCCTTATCTCTTAAAAATTCATAAATGGCAGATAATACTTTAGATTCTTTTCCTTTAATTATATTTGTTATTTGTTCTTTCCACAAATCAATATCTGCTAAAGCGTTTTTCTCCATTAAAGAATCACCATCAAAACCATAGATAGTAAACCCATCCATATCTCTCTTTAGAATTATTTCTGCCTTTCCATGCACACCATCAGTAATATAGTATTTTAATACGTTTTCTTCTACTGAATAATTTAATGACTTTTTAGCAGTAGAAGCCAATAACTCTAGTGTCTCTACCTTATCTGATTCAGTTACTTCAGGTATTTCAATTACTTTTGCAGAATGTAAAACAAACCCATTCTTATTCTTTCTTACTTCATCTACCTTTACTCTAACAATTGAGCCTATCTTAACAGACTGTTTTGTATTTAATCCTTTACCGACCTGCAAATACGGCTTATCTTCTAATTCAACATAATTATAAGTTCTTGAATCTTCAGCATTTAATGGGCCAACCCCCAAAGTGTAAGAATACAAATTAGATTTAGTCTTAGATTTATCTAATACTACTAAATCTAAATCTACAAATTTCTTCATTTTTATCCATTTAGGATTTTTACGATTCCCTAACATATATGTAGATTCTAAATCTTTTATTACTACTCCCTCAGAAGCAGGTAATTTCATTATTTCAGTTGAATATTCTTTTAGTTCTTTCAAACTATCTGCCATCCTACTATCTTTCTTAGAAGGAAACGCAAGTTCTTCAGAAGAATGGGATGATAATTGATAAAATAGTGTATTAATTCTATCTCTTAATGGGCTATCCATTAAATTTTCTCCTTCATGTCTCATAATATCAAATACGTGAGCCTTTAATTCATTATTCTTATATTTTCCCTTAAATACATGAGAAATAGTATCTGCCCTATGTAGTGGCTCATTTTCATCAAACAATATTAATTCTGCATCCAAAATTATGTCCTTAAATGCTTTGTTTTCTAACCTCTTTACTATTTTAGGACATTTATCAGTAATATCTTTATTATTATATGAATAGATTTTTATTTTATCATTTAATTTGTGTATTTGAATTCTCATCCCATCATATTTTTCTTGAACTAACCATTCACCAGTAAATCCTTTTAGTTCTTTTATATCATCCAATTCAAAGATACGATACATAGG